CAGTTATGTTTGTACCAAGTAAACAAGGTAGATTTTTTGTTTCATGGGTGCCAAATATAAATCAACAAAATAGAGTATTTATAAAAAATGGTAGAAAATATCCTGGCAATGATCATATGGGTGCTTTTGGGTGTGATAGCTATGATATATCTGGAACCGTAGATGGTAGAGGATCAAAAGGATCTTTACACGGTTTAACTAAATTTAGTATGGAAGATGCTCCACCAAATTTAATATTTTTAGAATACATATCTAGACCACCAACTGCAGAAATATTCTTTGAAGATGTATTAATGGCTTGCATATTTTATGGTATGCCAATACTTGCAGAAAACAATAAACCTAGATTATTATATCACTTTAAAAGAAGAGGCTATAGAGGTTACTCTATGAATAGACCAGATAAAACAATGCATAAATTATCTGTAACAGAAAAAGAAATAGGTGGTATACCAAATTCTAGTCAAGATATAAAACAAGCACATGCCGCAGCAATAGAAGCTTATATTGAAAATTTTGTAGGTTACAATAATGAACAATATGGCTCTATGTATTTTCAAAGAACATTAGAAGACTGGGCCGCTTTTAATATAAATGATAGAACTAGACATGATGCATCAATAAGTTCTGGTTTAGCTATTATGGCTTGCAATAAAAACAAATATAGACCCATTCCCGAAGTTGTAAAAGAATCAATCAATTTAAATTTTTCCAAATATGATAACAAGGGTGGAACATCAAAAATAATCAATAGATGAAATTAAACACTGGTATTAATAGTGCATTTCCTAGTCAGATGGTATCTGAAGAGGAAAAGAAATCTTTAGAGTACGGTTTGTTGGTAGGACAGGCTATTGAATACGAATGGTTTAGAGGAGGTAGAGTAAATGGTAGTAGATGGAATACAGGTTATCAAAATTTTCATAATTTAAGATTATATGCTCGTGGAGAGCAAAATGTACAAAAATATAAAGATGAGTTATCCATTAACGGTGATTTGTCTTATTTAAATTTAGACTGGAAGCCAGTTCCAATTATACCTAAATTTGTAGATATAGTTGTAAATGGTATTGCCGCAAAAAAATACGATTTAAAAGCATACGCACAAGATCCTTTTTCTTTAAAAGAAAGAAGTGATTATGTGGGTAATGTATATAAAGACATGCTAACTCAGGAATATTTAGTGTCTGTAAATAAAATGACAGGTATGGATCTTTCTAGTTCTAATATAGAATATTTACCACAATCAAAAGAAGAGCTAGAAATACACATGCAGTTAAATTATAAGCAAAGTATTGAAATAGCTGAAGAAGAAGCTGTTAATAATACTTTAGCTTTTAATAAATATCAATTAACAAACAAAAGAATCATAGAAGATATTGTAACAATAGGTATAGGTGCTGTTAAAACATCTTTTAATAAATCTGAAGGAGTAACTATTGATTATGTTGATCCAGCTAATCTTGTTTATTCATATACTAATGACCCTAATTTTGAAGATATTTATTATGTAGGTGAAATAAAGTCTATGACTTTAGCTGAAATAAAAAAGAAATTTCCTTATTTAACTGATGAGGAGTTACAAAAAATGGTTAGATATCCTGGTCGTGATGGTTATATAGCTAATCCTAATTACGATAATGATTTAGTTCAAATATTATTTTTTGAATATAAAACATTTATTGATCAAGTTTTTAAAATAAAACAAACAGAATCTGGTTTAGAAAAAACATTAGAAAAACCAGATACATTTAATCCACCTGAAAGTGATAATTTTGAAAGAGTTTCAAGAAGCATAGAGGTTTTATTTAGTGGAGCTAAAGTAATGGGTGTTCCACAAATGCTTGAATGGAAACTTGCTAAAAACATGACAAGACCTAAAAGTGATTTAACAAAAGTTAAAATGAATTATGCTATATGTGCGCCTAATTTATATCAAGGTCGTATAGAATCTTTAGTAAGTAGGTGTACTAGTTTTGCAGACATGATACAGTTAACTTCATTAAAGCTTCAACAAGTAATTCAACGTATGGTTCCAGATGGTGTGTTTGTTGATGTTGATGGTTTAGCTGAAGTGGATTTAGGTAATGGAACTAATTACAATCCACAAGAAGCTTTAAATATGTATTTTCAGACTGGTAGTATTGTTGGTAGAAGTTTGACACAAGATGGTGATCCCAATAGAGGTAAAGTGCCTATACAAGAATTACAAACCTCTAGTTCTAATGGAAAAATACAATCACTTGTATCTACTTATCAATATTATTTACAAATGATAAGAGATGTAACAGGTTTAAACGAAGCTAGAGATGGTTCAATGCCAGATCCTAATGCTTTAGTTGGTTTACAAAAAATGGCAGCTAATGCATCTAACATAGCAACTAAACATATATTAGAAGCTAGCTTGTATTTAACATTAAGAGCTTGTGAAAATGTTTCTTTAAGAATTGCAGATGCTTTAGAATTTGATTTAACTAAACAAGCTTTAATGAATAGTATTTCTTTAACTAATGTTTCAAATTTAGAAGAAATAAAATCTTTACACTTATATGATTTTGGAATATTCCTAGAGTTAGAACCAGAAGAAGAAGAAAAAGCAATGGTAGAGCAAAATATTCAAATGGCTTTACAACAAAATCAAATATACTTAGAAGATGCAATAGATATTAGAGAAGTTAAAAACTTAACTTTAGCTAATCAAATACTTAAATATAGAAGAATACAAAAGCAAGAAGCTGATCAAGCTGCTAAAAAAGCTCAAGTTGAAGCTCAAGCTCAAGCAAACATGAAACAGTCGGAGCAAGCAGCTATGAATGAAGTTCAAAAACAAGAAGCTTTAGCTCAAACAGAAATACAAATAGAACAAGCTAAGTCTCAGTTTGAAATACAAAGAATGGAACAAGAAGCATTAATTAAAAAACAATTAATGGCTGAAGAGTTTCAATATCAACTACAATTAGTAAAAGCTAAAGTAGATACTGATAAAGAAAAAGAACAATTTTTAGAAGATCGTAAAGACAAAAGAACTAAAATACAAGCAACACAACAATCAGAAATGATTACCCAAAGGCAAAACGACAGTATGCCTACAGATTTTGAATCCGCTGGAGGTGATAATTTAGACGGATTTGGTTTAGAGCAATTTACTCAATAAACTATTTATTAATTTTTATTATATTATATTATGTCAGAACAAGTAAAAGAAGAAGGGACTTTTAAGGTAAAACTTAAAAAGCCAAAACAATTAATTAAAAATGATGAACCTATAAAAATAGATTTATCAAAACCTAAAACAGAAGCAGATGCCATTCCAGTCGGAGAAACAAAGAAAGTGGTTGTGGGCAAACAAACCGGAGATAGCCCTAAAGTGGACGAACGAGTACCAGAGCCCAGCCCGGTTTCTGAAATTAAAGAAGAAGAAAACAAGCCTATTGAAGAAAAAATAGAAGAAGAAATACAAGAGATAGGTGAAAAAATAGAAGAAAAAGTTATTGCTCCAACGCCTGAAGAGGCAAGAGAAGTAGCTAAACTACCAGAAAACATAGAAAAAGTCGTAGACTTTATGAAACAAACTGGTGGATCATTAGAAGATTATGTAAGATTAAATGCTGATTATTCTAGTGTAGATAATAATACTCTTTTAAGAGAGTATTACAAACAAGCTAAGTCACACTTAGATTCAAGCGAAGTTAATTTTATGATTGAAGATAACTTTGCATATGATGAAGAAGTGGATGAAGAACGTGAGATTCGTAAAAAGAAACTTGCGTATAAAGAAGAGGTTGCTAAAGCCCGAAAGCATTTAGATGGTTTAAAAAGTCAATACTACGAGGAAATCAAGTTGAGACCTGGTACGACACAAGATCAACAAAAAGCTATGGACTTTTTCAATCGATACAATGAAGAGCAAAACACAGCTCAACAACAGCATGAGACTTTTAAGTCTAATACTAAAGAATATTTTACTAATGATTTCAAAGGTTTTGACATCAGTGTTGGTGAAAAGAAATTTAGATATGGAGTTAAAAATCCTAGTGATGTTGCGACTAAACAATCAAACATTAATAATACAATTAAGAAGTTCTTAGATGATAAAGGTAATGTAAGTGATGTTAAAGGTTATCATAAAGCTATGTATGCCGCTGAAAACGTTGACAAAATAGCTCAACATTTTTATGAGCAAGGTAAATCCGATGCTACTAAAGATATTGTTGCGAAATCTAAAAACATATCAGCTGATGTTAGGGAAACCCCTAATTCAGAAGTTATGGCTGGAGGATTTAAAGTTAAAGCTATCAGTGGTCTTGATTCTTCTAAATTGAAGATAAAAACAAGAAAATTTAACTAAAACTAAAAACAATTAATTATTATGGGACAAATTTCTCCTGTATTTGGGTCG